TGTCCGTTTGGAATAACGTGACCACTTTGACTGCCCATAATTAGTGTCTCAGGTCCATCTTCGCCCACCGTGTAAGCAGATCCGGCTTGCACAGGGCCTCCGTTACGTCTTCCTGGCAGTTTTACTACTGAACCACCTGTTCCAAATCCAAATCCAAATGGTGACATAATTGCACCTAATATTGGTTGTATAACTTGCAAACGTATAATGTCTGCTATAATTTGTGTTATCATTGTTTTGAAGAAGTTTTTAAAGGCGTCTCCTGCCTTTTGTCCTTCTAAGAATGCTGTTGCTAAATCTTCACTTAAGGCTTTTTGTGCTGATCCTAATGTTTCTAAGAAGTTGTTAAGTCCTTCATTTTGTCCAAACAATTCGTCTAATTCACGTTTGGTGTTTATGTAATCTTGTATTCCTATTTCGCCTTGTTCAAATAGTGCATTCAATCTCAACATAAATGCTTCAAATTCTTCTACACTTGCACCTTTACTGATGTCCATTGCGTCTTTGAGTTTTTGGAATTCAGTTCTTGTGTCTTTTATAGTTGTTGATACTTCATCACTACTGCCCAATATAATTTCGAAACTGTCATCTATTTCTTTTGCACCTTCTTTTACATCTGCACCTGCTTGTTTTAGTTTACTTGCTTCTTCGCCTACATCTTTGAAAAACTGTTTGGCCATTTCTGCTTTATCGAAGTCTATGCCTAACACATTGTCATTAAGTCTTACACCAAAGTTCTTTAAGGCGGCTCCTGCGGCTTCAAACACAGGATCTAGGAATCCTCCTAATGTTATTATTTCAACAAATCCGGTTTTGATTGCTTCTAAAATATCGAACAAGTAAGCACCACCAATAACTGCGGCTTGGAAACCTGCAACAACATTCTCACCTATATTTTTTGCTAGTGCAAATGCACTATCACTGTTACTGTCAAAAGCATCCACTAATTCTAGTAGTGTGGCTTTGAAGAATGGTAATGTGGTTTCACCTATTGCGGCGTTGAATAGTGTTAATCTATCACTGGCTTGTGATGTTGCACCACTAAATGTTGTGTTAAGTGTTTGTGCCGCACCTTGAATACCGTTTGGTCCACCAAATTCTCTTAATTTTGCTATTGTTTCATCTATACTATAACTTACACCTGCTTCGAATCCTGCCGCGGCTAAAACACCTTTTTCTCTAAACACATCTGCCGCACCGGCACCTGCACTAAAGGCTCTTTGTAAACTACTTGCGGCTTGGTCAAATGGTATACCAAAGTTTGCGGCAATATCTGCAGATAGGTTTATGTTTTCTCTTAGTTCACCTAAGTCTTTTGATATTGTGGCTAAAACTGGTGTTGCACTGGCTAAGTCTTGGAATGCAAATGGCAGTTTGGTTGCTTCTTCTGTGACCAATGCTAATGCGTATGCACCTGCTTCTGCACTACCTGTTATGTTTTGTAAAGTTATTTGTATGTCTTCAAACTGTGCGGCTGTTTGCACACTTTTTGTTAAGGCTCTAAATGCTACAGTGATTGTGGCTACTGCCGCGGCAACCAATGCGGCTATACCAATAAACTTGAGAAATCCTCCTCCTGTTTTTCTTATACTTGTGCCTGCACGTCCTGAACCTTTTTCAAAGTTGCTGATCTCTTTGTCCATACCTTTTATGGCTTGGTTAAATTCTTCACTTCTTAATGATTCTTTGAATACTCCTTCGTTATTCTTTACCATATCGAAACTATCTTTGAAACTGTCGGTTAGTTTACCTGAAGCCGTTGAAACAGCACGAAAACCGCCTTGAGAACCAGCCAATCCTGCGGCTACACCGGCTATTGCGGCACCCAGTCCACCGAATCCTTTAGTTCCTGCTAAACCTCCTACTGTTGTGGTTGTTCTACTTGCTGTGCCACTTAATCCCAGTAAGGCTCTTTGTGCTTGTCTTATACCTCTGACAAAATTTCTGTCATTAAGTGTTAGTAATACTTCTATTTTCTTAGCCATTATTTTGTTACTCTTCTGATTTCTTTATCAATTAATCTATCGATCTCTTTGATAGTGGGCTCTGTGAACCCTTTGGGTGCTTGATTACTCCACCCTTCATCTAATCTTGCGGCATAAGGATAATCACTTTTGATAGTATTGCTTCTCAACTTGGTTTTTCTACGTGCATTACCACTATCGATAGGTGTTTCTTTTTTGAGAAACTTGTGAGCAGGCCTCATAACATCTTTGTCAATGTCTTCTAATTGGTCAAACATTCTTGTTACTTGTCTATCATTTACTGTTATCTTTATCATTTATCGCCGTAATATTTTTCTTTTAAACTTTCTAGTTTGTCTTTGCCAACTTCTCTGGTCAGCATATCTTGACTTAGTGGTTGTTTGTTTGCTTTGGCATTTTGAATCATTTCATAATTTACCGCGACATCCATTACCATCATATCAAGTGTATCACCGTTTTCTAGCAATTTACTGGGCAAAACACCGTAACGTTTTGCCATTGCGTCCAACATCAATAACAGATTGGTTTCTGAACTCTCATCAACAGGATGAGATGTTACTTTCCCAAATTGTCGCCAATTATTTTCATTGCTTCAGTCATTACATCAACAGGAAGAACGTGTTCATCACTCATAACTGGTGTGCCATCTTCTTTGAGTATGATTTGTGTTAGTAATGAAAAGTAAGTGTCTAGGTCATCAGTGCTGGCATTTGCCATTTTGCTGAATACATCTAGTGGTTGTCTATCATACATATAAAATTCTAATTCATCGCCATACTTTTCTACAAGTTCTGGCTTGTTGATAGTTAGTTTTGTTAGTTGGGGTTTTTGTGCTAGGTCGGCTAGTTTCATATCTTTGTTTCCTCTATATCTCTATTTTTTATATTGTGTAAAGCACTTAAACAAAATGCCATACGTTTGTGTGCTTTGGCTACATCAGCCTCTGCACAATTAAGTTCATTCTTTGCTTTTGCTATCTCCATCTCCATACTCTTCAGTATCTCTTTGACGGTGTGATTGCTCCATATCTGCATAACTATTTACCTCTTTTTTGGTTTTCTTTTCTTTCTTCACTTTGCTATCCGGTAATTCGATACCGTGCATATCTGCATATTCTTGTAATGGGTATGATCCTTCCTTCATATGAACCATTCTATCTTCTGGTCCACAGTATTTTCCGTCACTGTCATACCATCTTAAAATTTTTGCTACTTTCATAAGTTCTCTCTTTATAAAGTGCAACTCCCTCGCAGAAGGAGGGAGTTACTAAGTCTATTTAGACTGTATCTTTCGTAAGTTCACCGTTTACAATTATTGTTCCCGGGGAAATCCAGACTGCTTGGTCAATTGATGCTGTTGGCGCCAATCCTCCAATAAATCCTTTTCCCTTGATATAGTTATCAGTGCTTGTATCACCTTCAAATGCTACACTGAAGAAAATTTCAGTTTTGCCTGTTGAAGTTGAGAATAAGCCATCTGCTACTACTTGGTTTACTGTATTAGCAATTCCAAAGAAAGTGTTGTCATCTACTAACATATTGAATGAAACTTCATTCTCATTAACTGTTGTAAATGCACTACTTGAAGTGCTATCCAAAGTGCTGTATCTGACTGTGCCGGGTGCGGCTGAGACAGTTACATCTTGCACTAGAGGAACAACCATACCGCCTGCGGCACCAGGTGCCGCCAATACGTCTGTATTACCCAAGGTCAATATTGCTTGTGAACCTGCTGTTACGTTTATTACGCTCATTGGTTATCTCCTATTTTATATTGCAATGAATCTATACTCGAAAGTATAGACAACTTTGTCATCGACAAAGTCTGTTGTTAAATCAACTTCACGAATAAATTGATTATTATCCGTTAGTTGTGTCCTTTCGGACTGTATCAAGTTAATGATACTCGCTATGTCTGTAAGACTATTTTTAGCATCTACACACAGATAAGCATTGACGATAGTTTCTGTTTGACTAACATCTCCTCGATCCAATGTGTTGTATACTTCTGTGATGCCTACTTGCTGTTCATCTAGATACACTTTCTTCATATTTTTAACATAAAGAGGTATATCTCCACTAACAAACGGTAGTTCTGTGCTAACACTTACACTACTGCCTGATAATCTAGTGGTTAAACCAGTTAATAAATCATCACGTATTGCCATTATCTAACTCTTACCACATTTGATTTGCCACGAGTCCTTCGACTTCTGCTGAACCTAATGAATTTCTCATCTGCTTCAACTGTAGCATCGCCGTCTTGTGAATACCAATCCCACATACTGGTAAGTTCTGTGAATAAATTCTCGAACTTATTTTCGTAATAAGTGATTTTCTGCACTTCTGGCGATTCTGGATTACCGAAGTCTGCCACTTTGGGTAGCAAATACTCTTTTAGTGTGTAGTAACTACACATATCGGTAAAATCTGCCTTTCTACTTTTTATGTTGTTAGGCTCAAATGCTGGAATAGTTCCTGAAGTTAAATTTACACCCATATAACTGAGATATTCTCTCCAATTGGCACTT